TGTCATTACCCTGAATAAATTCAAGATACATTGTTGGCTCAAATTTTACTTTGAGTTTGTCTAATTGGTCTTTTGTTTCAATAAGGTAGAACATACCTTAGGAATGTACGAAAAATATTTCTAATAGCCACTTCCTCCGCCACTAGAAGGAGTTGAAGTATTTTCATAAGGTGTATTGCTTATATCAATAAACCCTTCGGGTAAAGTAGATGTTGGGGTTGTGGGGGTTTGTGGGGTATTATTTTTCCTAAGTAGATCTTCAGCAAAAATTAGTCTATCATGGGGTGTATTTACATGAGTAGCACCAACCATAGGTCCTTTTGAGGGATGTATATGGTAAGGACCCACATACTCTTTACTAGGGGTATTTTTATAAAATAGTTCTCCAGGTTTTGCAAATTGATTATTTATAACCTCAGGCCTATTAAATTCATCTAACTTAGGGTATAATAAAGATAAATTTGGGTATTTTCTTTCGGCATTAGATAAAAGATTTTGATTAATTATCCTTATATTACCTCTTAACGCCCATTTAATTTGACCAGGTATGTATAAATTAACATCATACTCTGATTTACCCTTTTTAAGGGAATCACATACTTCTTTTGAAACTTCTTTATAAATTGTGTTTTGGTTAGCTTTTTTTACAAAATATCTTATAAAATATCCATTAATATAATCATCTTCAGTAGGTGTGTTTTTTGTAAATGGTATGTCTTTTAATTTTATTATAGAATTAGTTATTCCCGGTTTTAAATTTTTATATAGTCTTACATCCCTAGAAAAACCTAAATTATTTGATTGTTGGTTGATAGGTTCTAGTTCTTTACCAGGTTTTAAGGGGTCATTTCCAGCAAATATTTTACCATTACTAAGTTGCATATATTTTCCTATATATGATTTTTTAGTATCTATAGTTTGAAACTCTTTCCCATTAGTTTCTTTAATATTTAGTTTTGATTTAGGTATATAAGCCATTTATGATATTTTTTCTAAATTAATATTTAATTGACTATAATCAATACTATAATAATTATTATTATTTAAAATAACTGCTTTTGACATATTAGTTTTTAATAAATCTTGAGCCATTATACCTCTAAATCTACTAGTATGGTCTAAACCTAATACGTTTTTATAATTAAACTCATATAAAGGTATTCCATATTCTGTGTTTCCTACTTTTGTTATATTTGTTTTTAATCTTTCGTCTGATATTGTCCCACCGTAAGTACGAGAATTAGCTCCACTATAAGTAGCGTTTTGGTTTAAACCATCGTGTCTTTCTTCTTCTTCAATTGCCTTATTAGTTGCTATAGCTTTATCAAGTTGCTTTTCATCAAATTTTGTAAAATCTATTTGATTACCTTGTGCCTTTTTCATTGCTCTTTTAAATGGACCTCTAAGTTTTCCATCACTATCTTCAACTCTACCAACTAGATGAAATTCACCAATTTGAGATAATAGAAAAGGTATTAACCTATCTTTCATATCAGGGTGTACATAACCCCCTACTTTAGGTAAGTCAAAATGTATTCTATCTATTGTTTTTCTTTCTGATTCGGGTATAATTTTTCCATCAAGATCCCTCTCCCCAAATCTACCACCCCATCTTAAACCTAATCTGTCGGCTATCGCTACTATTCCTGATGCTTCCCATACATCATTTGTATCAGTAGACATTATTGTTGTACCATTTTCGTGTACTGGATTCATGTCAATAGCTAATCCATATTGGTGTAAAGATAATCCTGGGGCTGCTGGTCTAACTGCTAAATTTTGTTTATCTCCATTATCCCATCTTTCTCTTTTATTTAATTGATCTGTAAAATCTCTATACCCACTATTAAGTTGAACATAATATGGTGTAGTTTCTTGTATTTCTAATATAAAATCTGTGAATAATTCTTTAACACCAGGGGTAACATTTAAATCATCAATAATTGCTTGTTGGCGATCATCAAGTTCAACAAGTTGGATATCTAATTCTTCTATTATCTCTCCATCTAATTCGACTCTTTCTCTTTCTAGATCTAATATTATTAACTGACCCGTAATATCAGTAGTCCAGTCTTGCCCCGATGTTATGTTTTGTTGTTCTGTGGTTATTATAAATGCTATATCGTCACGTTGGTATCCCTTTGGTAATCTAGTTTTATCTACTTTAAAAACATTCCCTATTACCATTCCCGATATACCATCCATTTTGGCATTAAATCTTAAGGGAATCACAGCTGATTTTGCAGGTATTTTAGGTGCTAGTCTTTTATATGTAGGGTTTTTACCACTATAGTCTCTACTTGTAGCTTTAAAAATCATAGATTCCATATTTTTTACTATATCTTTAGCACTACCTAAAGAAACACCCGTAGAAGTTTCATCTCCACTTGAAAGTGATTTATCTGAATACATATCAGATATATACTTTATTAAATCTTTTAAGTTATTTCTTATAGATTTAACTTCTTCCCCAAATTGGTCTTTAAGTTTTTCAGTTGGTTTATTGTCAATTGATGTTGAAAAACGGGATCTTATGTTTTGGCTAAAGGATGCAAAACTTACTTCATCTAAAGCAGATATATCATTAGGTGCCCCAGCTGCTATTGATATTATACTAGCCATATTTGCGGGTATACTAGTATTATATGTAAAATCTCTTATTATAGATTCATTGCTTTGAATTTTAAACTCAAATACATCTTTTGCTCTAATACCTGAAAATTGGGCGGGGGTTTGTTTTCCTCCTTTATTAATTTTAGTAGGTAATTTAACATCTAATGTCTGAACATCATAATCTATTATTCTAATTTTATTATTTCTCTGGGGGTCTACATTTACTATAAAGTTGTGCTGGGAAGCACATGCATCATTTACATCTTGTTCCCATACTTTTTTAAAATAATCTAAGAAATTAAACTCATTTGTTACCCCTTCTTTATCATAAAACATAGATGAATAAGTATCTAATAGGTAGCTAATATTAAGAAATATTTTACCTATACTATAATCTGATATTTCTGCTTCTGATACACCTAATAACCCATTTTGGATGGGGGATATTATTGTTTGTTTATTTTTTACAGCGACTTTGTTAAATTGATGGGGTAGTAAACATACGTTTTTATCTAAAGAACCACCTAATATATTAGAAGAGTCTACGTTTTCTTTTTTTCCTAAAGTTGATAAATTTTTAACAGCTGCTTTAAAGCCTGAAGGGAATAATGTTTTAGAATATGTTAAGTACTTATTTGTATTTTTTTCATAAAAAGTATAACTTGATAAAGTTTCTGGTTCTTGTTCTTTTATATTTACATTTTTACCCTCTTCATTAAGTATTTCTTTTTTATTTTTCTTACTTGTTTCTTTTATTTGAGGCAATACAAAATGATTAAATATCTCAACTACTAAATCCCATGTAACACCATTAAAATTAGATCCATTATAATCCCCAGGGGCAGCAGCAACCCCTTTTGCAGACAAAGTATCACTAGAAAAAACCATAAAAGGGGCAAATACTTTTCTTATATCGTAATTATTAATCTTTTTTATATTTTCTGGACGACTATAAAATTCTTCTTGCCCTTTTTCAACCTGTATTTCTTTGTCATAATTAGCAGCAGCTGTTGCTTGGTTTGGAGCTCTATCTATACTATTAAGCCCACCCCCAGCATTATTTTCTTCTAAAAGTGCACCATAATCAAAGGGCTCTGCATTGGCAAATAGAGGATCTAGATCTGTATCAGTAGACTCTGTAGTATCTACTGAAGTTTCTATATTTGATACTTCTGTGTTTTCAGGGGGGTCTTTTTCAACTACTGGTTGGGTTTCACTTGCTTCTTGAATTTTTGCTTCGTCAGATTTGTCTTTTTCTGAAGGGATTATAATTTCATTAACTATTCTATCTATAGCAGGTTTAAATTCTTCGGGGATATTTTCTCCTTTAGATATTTGATCTAATACAGCTAGATAATATAAAAAAGTATCTATAGGAGCCATTTCTTTACCTGTTCTATATCCTATGTCGTCTTTTTGGTTTGGTTTACTTTTTAGTCCTTCTAATACTTCTCCCAAAGATATTAACTCACAAGAACAATCGTATCCCCCATCAGGTCTTGCTTTTATTTCAAAGTTTTTTACGATTCCATTCATAGCATCGTAATTACCACCTGATTCTTTTTTTCTTTTTATTATAATTTCGTTAATTTGATCTGTGGTAGATTTACTTTCCCACCACTCTTTCATATAAGGGAAAAAATTTTCTCTTCTACCATCATTACTAATATAAGGTAACCAACCCCACTCTAATAAAACAGGGTAACCTGGTCTCATATAAAGTAATTCTAAAACTTCTAATTGATCTCTATTATGGCAAACAAAATTTATTTTTGCATCTCTTAAAGAACCATAAGCTGTTTTAGTTCTAATATTAGCATCTGTGATTCCTGGCATTGGTACTATACCAAAACCGTCTCGTGCTGACGATCTTATTCTACTATCACCATATGCTGACCCTTTGCCCCTTGCAAAACCGCCTCTAGAAACTCTTACTTCTTTAACATTATTATCTTCATCTTTAACTTTAATAAGATCTTCTGTAGGGACTCCACTTTCTAAAACAAATCTTTGTGCTAACTTAACTCCCGTTGGTTCCTCAGTAAATTGTGGAAAGGTTCCTGGTTTTACATCAACCCCCGAACTCATTCTTAATACACATTGTTTTGAGATAGCATTTGTAAAAAACGCACTAGAATCTATTGTGATGTTTTTTTCACTGCCTTTTAATTTTACTCTAGGGCTTGCTGTTCTAGGAGAAGGTATATTACCACTTCCATTTGGGGTTACATCATTCCCCATTTTAACTATAGCTTCTCTAATAGTTAATTGGTCTATTACGAATTTAGGTAATGTTTCTTTAAAAATAGACATAACTTATTTATTTAGATCTGAAAAATTTTGTATAATTTCGTCTTTATTAGCGGGGATTCTTATTTCTAATCCACTTCTTAAATTAAAACTATCACGTCGTACAACATTAGGATTAGCTGTAGCAATAATCCACCATAAATCCACATCTTTATAAAATTGATTTGCAAGTAAATCTAATCTGTCTCCACTTGTTGTTATTATGTAGATATCATTTATAGATAAAGATATGTCCGGGTATTTTAATGCTTTGTAATACCTTTTTTTATTTGAATCTATTTTTGTTTGTCCGTATGATGTTCTTATAGGCATATATTAAAATATTTTATCAAAGAAATTTCCTAATTTACTTTTTTTACCATTATTATTATAAAATTCTTCTTTTGTTAACCCACCATAATCAGGTTCTAAAGTAGATCCACCCGAGTCTTGTATAGATCCATCTAATCTTTCTATTCCTAATTCTAAAGCATCCGCAGATGATTCAGCTATTTCTGGTTTATAATACTGTTGTTCGGGTTTAACATATCTATTATCCATATGAGGTAATATAAACGGAGCATGGATAGATTTCTGTGGTAAGAAGTTATGTACTGGGGTAAATTCAACACTTACATCTAAAACATGGGGTAATACTATCATATGTTTATCCATACCATTTTCAGGACCATCTAGTGATATTTCCCATGGATAATCTTTTTGCCAAGATAAATTAACTGAATTTAAAATACCAGGTACCCTATCACACCAAGAACCTACAGTAAGTTTCATAAAAGGTGTTCTTATTCTTCCTGATGGGCCATACTCTGGGGCTACATTTGAAACTAAATAATTTAATTTTCTATATAAAGGCATCATTTCAACTCTTGATTGGGCTGCTATTTTAAAACTTACACTTATATTTCTTTTAAAACCATTATATGTGTAAAAACTTTCTCCCCTACCATTATAATTAAATTCATTATGTGTTGCGGTGTAATTATCTTTAAAATCATCTAAAAATGCTCTAAAAATTATAAAATCTGAAAAATCAGGATTATCGGAGTCTACAGCTTCAAATCTAAATCTTATTAAGTCTCTTGCTTCAGGTATATTAGCATCACCTTTTGCCCTAAATACATCTAACATATTAAGTTTATCACTTCTACTTGAATTATAAACATTATAATTTAATGTACCATCGCTATTTTTCTTTTGAATGTGTTGGTCTGATCTTTCATTATCTCTACCTACACCTACACCTGGATTACCTGTATTGATTCTTTGTTCTCTTGTAAAATACCTAGAATTTCCATCACTTGTGTCTTTTGTATAATCAAATCCAGGTTTCCCTGATTTTAATAGATAATTTCCTATATTAGGAGAATTAGTTAAAAGAGGTGTATCAAACTGACTATCATCACCTAATCGGGGTAAACTATCTTTATTTGTAGATGTATATCTTTTTATTGTAGTTCTACCAATACCATAGAGTGATTCAGGACCCCCACTGTAGCTGTATAAAGTCCCTAGGTCATTTTTTTTATTTCCTAAAAATTCTCCTGCTTTTTTTAATGTATTAGAAACTCCAGATATAAGTTTTCCTATACCTGTTTGGTTTTCATTATTAGTAATATCGGATGATGTGGTGGTGTATATTTTATCTTGCAACAAATATATTAATCTATTATTAGGCCCATCTTCAAATAAATTAGGACCACTTAAAATACCTGTACCATCAGCATCTACATACCCCCCTGTAGCTGTAGGTAGTAGGCCTTCTCTTTTTACATGTAAACCTGTTCCTGAAGCAGCTACTTGGGCTAACATATTCCCATTAAGGTTATATGTTCTTTGGTTTGCTACAGAACCAATTAAACTACTACCAACACTAGATAAAAAATTAATTATTCCCCCACTAGATTCAACTGAGTTAGATGGTTTATCTATTCTAGGATTAGAACGTTGCAAGCCTACTTGTTTAGCAGTAAAAGCGATTCCTTTAGGTGTGATTAAAAAATTAGTTATTCTTTCTAAATCCTCTAATTGCCTATTAAGATGGGGTACTGCCCCTCCTCTTATCAGACTATTAGGGACTCCTGAATTTAAATCACCGGGCAAATTAATTATATTAGGGTTTCTTTTTATTGCGTCAGCTATAGAATTTTTAATAAAAGGTTCAGGACTAAACCCATTATTAGGTTTATCAAAAGCCTTTCCTTCTCCAAAGGCCAATGATTTTTGTTCAGCATTATCTAAATTTGTTAATAATTTTTTTAGTCCCATTTATTTATATATTAAAATGATGTTCCTGTTTCAGGGTTAGTGTATCCTTTAGGTGTATTACCATCTAAATCTGCAAAATTAGCACCTACAGGAGTAGGTAAAACTGATGGCCAAATCCCACCATTTTGACCTGCTCCAAAACTAGCTCCTGGATTGATACTACTTTGGTAAATATTTGCTAATGAATCTTGTTTTAAAGTAGAAGATATTCCTTTATCAAATGCTGGACCAGGCGCACCATTTAAATCTTGAAAAGGTGAATTACTACTAAATCCTGGTACCTGTTGTAACGAATCTATGTGTTTTTGTGAAGCTTCTGTTGTGGGTAATTGAAATTGTGGTCCAGGTTCACCGTTTAAGTCTTGAAAAGGTGAATTTTGAGGACTACCAGGTACCTCTTGTAGAGAGTCTATATGTTTCTGTGAAGCTTCTGTTGTAGGTAGTTGGGATTGTGGTCCTTGGTTACCATTTAAATCTTGGAATGGTGAATTACCACTAAACCCAGGTACTTGTTGTAGTGAATTTATATGTTTTTGTGAAGCTGCATCTGTTGGTAGTTGGGATTGGGGTCCAGGATTACCATTTAAATCTTGAAATTGTGATTTATTAGGAGCAGGGGTATATGTTAACCCTGTATTGGTACTTTTAGCATTTTTAGTTAAAAGATCTACCATATGATCGCCTGTTTCGCTTTGGAATGGTGAATTTGTAGTTCCTTCTAATGTATTATAGAAAGAATCAGGTACACCGTCTAAATCTTGAAAAGGAGAAGTTGTTGGCACTTCACTAAGTGAATCAGTATGCCTTAATGATGCAGCATCTGTTGGCCGTTGGAATTGAGGTCCTTGCTGTGTTTCCATATCACTAACGGGTCCATTAGCTAAATCAAATATTGAGTTTTTATTTTTTATTGCCATTTTATTTCATTTTTATTGATATCCACTTCGGTTTTTAGCGTCTGTTTGTGCTAATCCATTTACTGCTGAATTATTAGAGGCAGCATACCCATCATATTGTGTATTTACATTTACATTTACCCTTGACATTGCTAGTGCCATTTTATTATAGTCGAATTTGTCTTTTTCTGCTGCTGTTTCTACTGAGCTTTTCTTTACAGAATCATCTGTTACATCAAAACCACCCATTAAAGCACCAAATATACTAGTCCCTGATTCTAATCTATCTACTAATATTACAACAAAATCCTTAAGTTTTTCTATTGCTGCGTTAAATTTTTGTTGGGTTGATAATTGTTCTAATTGTGCTAATGTTGTTTTATCATTTTCTCTTCTTGCTTTTTCCTTTAATTCAGCTATATTTCCTTGTTTTAAAAGGATATCAGCTACTTGATCTGCTTGCATGCCTAAAGACTTAGCTAGTGCATCCTGCTGTAAAACATTCATTTTAGAAAAATCATTAAAATCACCCATGTTTTCAGCTAATTCTTTAGATAATGTTTCTTGATCACCTGTTAATGCTGCTAATCTTGCCTTTTCTAAGTTTATTTGTTTACCTGTAAGTAATTCGGCCTCTAACTCTGAATTTATGGATTCTTCAAAATTTAATAGTTGCTTTCCAGCCTGTGCTACATCTTTTAGTTCCATTCCTAAAAGTTTAGCTTGTGTTATAGCAGCTGCTATTCTTCCTGGATTAGCACTTAAATTAGCTCTAATCTGACCTGATACTTTACCTGTTTCTTCAAGTACATCTTTTATAGCTACCCTAGAACCCATTTCCCTTTCAACGGCTTTTGCTGCTCCTGTGGCATCTAATTTTATCTGGCTTATACTTTCTCCCCCCAATAATGAAGCTTGTGCAAACCCCATTGCGGATTCTTTAGTTAATCCTAATCGATTCTGTAGTGTAGCTACACCATCTAATAATTCACCTGATATTACTGTTGAACTAGTTCCTAAAAATGTATTAATGTCGGCGAATGCTTTGCCTATTTCTTTAGAAGTATTTAATAGGTTATCTGAAGACATTGCTGCTTCGTTTAACCTACGATTTAGTCCTCTAGCTTCATTTTTAGATACTCCTAATCCTTTAGCTAATGCTGTTATTTTATTATTTGCACTTATTAATGCTTTAACTAATGCTACCACACCTGTTAATATTAAACCAAAAGGGTTTAATTTTAAAGCTTTAAAAGCACCCATTAAAGATCCTCCTAAACCTTTACCTGCTACTGCTGCGGCTCTAGATCCTTTAGCCATTTTATTTATACCAGAAGTAAAACCTGAGGGCAACTTTAAATTTTTCTGTAGTGTACCTGCTGATGATTCTAAGAAGTTAAAAGATTTTGTTGCGGCATTACCACTGTCTTCGATTTTCTTTACTCCTTCTCCTTGTGCTTTAGCTAATTTTTGAGCTCTATCAAGTTGGTCATCAAGTACACCAATTAATTCTCCATTATCTTCAAGACTATCTTCTATTAGTTGTTGTCTTTCAAATTCAAGTTTTTTAATTAACTCTTGAGTTTCTGCATGTTTTTGTGCTACATTTTCGGCCTTAAAAGTTCCATCTAAGATTTTATCCTCTATATCTTGTTGTTCAGTAAGTGCTTTTACTAAACTTCTTTGTAAAGATACAGAACCACCTAGTTGTTCTCTTTGATCGGATTGGTGTTTTAAAATCGCTTTAGTAAGGTCTAAATTTTGCTTAGCAAATTGAACTTCTTGTGCTTTATTTTGTAAAAATTCTTTATTATTTTCGTCTCCGTTAGCCATAGTATAATAATTCGATAATAAATATGAAAAAAGAAAAGATATCTACGATATCTTTACTTCTTAAAGTTATAAACACTTGAGGGTGTTATATTAGGCCCCATTGTATTATTTTGGGGTTTTTCACTTTGTTGTGAATTTTTTTCTGATTGTTTTTTAAAATATTCATTAAGTTTTTGAATATGATAACGTCTCAACCAAACTGGCATATTATATACTTCTGAGTGTATGAAACCACCACCGCCATGGTACACTAGATCGTGGATCTGAGTAAATATAATATTTCTATATTCCGGCGTCAGGCCAAAAAAAGTCGGACCCAAGTGGAAACATTACATTTGATTCCACAGCTCCATCTTCAAACACTGCGTTTGCTTGGAGTGTAACATCTGGGGAGATGTCTTTAATATGATTTCTTAAGGCTCTTGAATCTCGGGCTAAAAAAGCATTATCTATAAATTCTCTTACTGTTTTTTTATCATAATTACCTTCGATAGATAGTATTACATGTTTTAGTTTAGTGGTACCTTCAAATCCTCTTCTATTTAATTTTTCTAATCCTTTAATCTCTTGTTCGATTTTAGTTTCATCTTCATGAGTTAAAAGTTTAAAAGTAATTTCTTTTTTAGATGTAGGTAAAGTAAAACTAAATTCATTTCTACCTTCAACGGATGTAGACACATCTATTTCTTTATCTTCTAATTCAGTTAAATCTATTGTTGCCTTAGATTCTATACCTGTTTCAGGGTGATTTAACATTATATCATATTCAGGACCATACCCTAAGATACGAGCTGCTATTAATATTGCGTTTTTATCACCAACTAATAAATTTTTATAATCAATAGGGGTTACAATAAGTGATTGTAGTAGTTTATCTAAAACTGTACCACTTTTGATTAGGTTTATATTAGTTAAAATATCTTCTTCTTTAGCTGTCATATACTTCATTTCTATGACTCCTTTTTTTAGTGGGGACCCTTCAGGATAAAGTAAACCTTTTGAGGGTAATGTAACTTCCTCTGTGGGAAATTGGTGTTTTTCTTCCATAACGTTATTTAATTAAAACTAGTTCGGATATACATATATGTGGGAAAAAAGAAAGCGCCAAAAAGGCGCTTTTTCTTTATAAAAATTTTAATATTAGTAATTCAAGATGGCGTAATCCATTACTATAGTCATATTAATATTTGCTGGTGCATCTGAAGTCCAATCCATATCACCAAAATTAGCTGATTGACAATAAGCACCTTTTAAGATCCATTCTTCAACAACATCACCTACTGGTCCTAATGTATTAATTCTAATATCTTTTTTATAGAAATCAGAATAACCATCTCTACCTGTAACTGATTCGTGTGATAATCTTACCCACTCCATTACTGCTTGAGCACCTGATGGTGTTACAGGATCGTATAAATCACATGTAATATTTTCCCAGTTTGCTTTACCTTTAATTTTTCTTTTCACGTTGATGTGATCAAGAACTACTTCTCCAAAAGTAATACTTGGTCTAGCTATTTTTTTAATAAGGTATGCTGGAATACCATCAATAAACATTATAAACCTATTTTGTAATTTAGGTTCAAATGCTGTGAACATAGTTTCGTTAGTGTTTAATATTGCCATCTTTTTATTTTATTTATTGTTCTATTATAAATATAATTGTTTTTAGTTTTTTATGCATCAAATGTTGCTCCCGTTGGAAGAACATTAAAGTCAAGTACTATAAATTCAGCTGTTTTAGTTGGTTGTAAATAAATTGCACCTACTAATTGATTTCTATCAATTACATCTGGTGTATTATTACCTTCATCCATTTGTACTCTAAACGCGTATAATCCTTGTTTTTGTTGTACTGATTCTAAGTATGGGTTAACAATGTTTAAGAATCTGTTTCTTGTAGCTTGTGTATTTTGTTCAAATACTAAGTATCTTGAAGAACTTGCAATAAATTTCTTAAGTGCAATTAATAATCTACGAACGTTAATTCTATCTAATGCTGTTGATCTTTCTTGAAGTGTTTTCTGACCCCAAATACAAACTCCCGTTGCTGGGAATGTTGCTATTGGATTAATCTTAGCATCATATAATACATCTCTTTCAGATTGGTTTAATCTGATTTTAGCTTCTAGTACATTTCCTAATACACCTCTATTTAAACCTGCTGGTGCAAACCATTCTGCAGCAATTGCATCTGAAGCTGCTATAGCTCCTGGTACTATTACTGATGGTGGTACTAATACTGGTTTATTTTGCGCAGTATCAAGTACTTTAACCCATGGATAATAAACTGCAGCGTAGTTAGTGTCTAATCCATTTGCATCGTTTATGGCTGTGTTAACCGATGAATCATATTCTGTTAAATCCATTACATAGAATGTATCTCCTCTTCCTTCTACCATATCAACTGCATGGTTAGTTACTGATGGGTGTAGAGATTTAATTACACCTGGTAATGCTAACATATTAATATCATACTCATCTTGGTTTGAAAGTATATTTAGTGCTTTTTTATATGCCGTTGTTCCTGTAGTACTGGCTCCACTTAAATTAAATCCATATAAGTTGGTACCATCTGAGTAAGTACTTGCTAATGAGCTTTCGTTTCCTACAAATATTGGAGACCATGGTGCTACACCATCTGTACCTCCTTGGAAAGGAACTGTAAATTTAATCTGATTGTTTGTTGGACCAGTTGCTCCTGTTGGATCGATTGAAGCACTTAATGAACCTAACCATAATCCTGAGTCAGCATGACCACTATAATTTTCAACACTAAATGCTCCCGCTATATTTGATTCTTCAATACTAGGTAGTGGTTTTAGGAAGTTATAATTATCAGATGATTTTTCATTTGATTTCCATCCTAAATAAGCACTTGTATTATAATTCCCATCTGCAGCTGTTTGTGTACCTTCATAAGATGCTGATGGAAATATAGAGTTTACATTTAATGATGCTGTTGGGAAAGGATTAACTATAGCAGCAAAACCTTTAGGTGATAATTTAGGGGATGTTGCTTTTCCTTCTACTGCATCTGAAACTTGTACCCTAATGTATTCTGAGATATTTGGGTAATTTCCTTTTAATTCTACTTTCCCTAATGTTTCATTATATTCTGGGTATCTATCTCCAATTACTCTTGCTATGTAATTTGGGGAATCTGGATCTAAATTAACATTATTAAACTGTTCTAATATTAATGGACTTTTATCATTATCTTGATATTGTCTTAAAATAATAGAGAAAGTTGAATATTGTTGTTCACCATCTATGTCACCTGGTTCCCTTAAATTAGCGATTGAAATTTTATATTTTGTATTTAAGTCAGTTCCATGTGATATTGTGTGAAACCTGAATAGTGATTTTCTTCCCAACGCAATTTGTGATTGAATATAAGGTGTGGAAGCATATGAATAACCTTCTGTTGCACCTACTTCAGATCCATTAAATACTGCGTTTGTAGCACTCATTTTAGCTAATTGTACTACTGAACCTGAACCTATTCCTGATGCATACCCAGATAGATTATCTGTTGCTAATATGCTTGATTGTAATTGTTTAAAGTTTATATAAGTATATCCTGATGTGCCCGAATATGATACTACACCATCTTTACTATTATTGGGTGAATCACCTAATTGGTTAAATAAATAGTCACTGTTTGTTGGGTTAAGTGAAGCAGATAACGAGGTTGATGTCACATTAGCTCCATTTAAAGTTATACCAAAACTTGAACTTATAACATGACCACTTGGGATTGTTGAAGTACTTAATGATGGGGAAGCGTTTATATTTTTAGAGGGATAAATTATACCTAAAATAGTACCTCCACCTATTGAAGCATCTAAACCACCTTCTAATTGTAAAGTATTTGTATTTATTGCACCACCTGAACCCGTTTGTACAGTAATTAAGTTACCTGAAACACCTGAATTTGAGGAAGTAATTCCTAAAGCTGTATTTCCTTCATTATTAGCGTCTACTCCTATACTAGCAGCATCTATTTCGGTTGCAATATTATTTAAGAAAGTAGTTGCATCAGAACCTGTTGTAAAGAAATATAAGTTTGCAGAAGCTACATCTTCTGATGCGGGAGCACCTGATGCTACGAATCTAAATTCTGTACTTCCTACGGTGATTTGAACTTCATCACCTGCTGTTTGGCCAAATGTACCTGCAATAGTCATAGATCCAGATGCTGGTGCGGCTGTTGAAGTTACTCCTGAGCCTGCTAGTACAGCTACAGGTTCAATATTTCCTGTTGAAAAAGTATATCCGCTACCACCTAATACTCTTGTTACAGTAACTGAGCCTGCGTTTCTTAGATATTCTCTAACAGTTTGTGGAACGAATGTTTCAGAGCTTAAGGATCCGAATTTTCTTTCATATTCTGCGAAACTTCTTACAACTGTTGGTACAAAAGCAGGACCTTGTGCTGTTGGTCCAACGATTGCTGCACCTATTGCGCCTACTCCTTGAGGTAAGAATGAAAGGTCGTTTTCTCTTGTGAAAACACCTGGTGAAATAATTTGTTCTGCCATCTTATATATTGTTTATTATGTTATATCCTTGGTTGGTCCCGTATAAATATGTAAAAGAATCGTAAACCCAACCAAAGAAAGCGATTAAGTTTAATTACTTAACCGCTTATAAATATTGGGTAATTTTTGAAAACTACTCTGCTGGTATGAAAGTACCTGTTTCTATATCTAAACTACCTTGACCATATTTGTCTGATAAAGATTTTGCTAGGGTGGCTTCTTCTTTTTGTAGAGAAGATAATTGTTCTTTTAAAATAGATTCTTGTTCTTCTATTCTATTTTTAGCTAAATATAATTGACCAAAATTGTTTGTAAGTTGGTTTGTTCTAGCTTGAAGTTCTCTTAAGTTTTTAAGTTCTTCTTCTGTGAATTTTTGTGGGCCACTTTTAATATCTTGTGGTGATGGTATTTTTGTATCTGCCATAACTTTTATTTTAAATTAATTTCGGATATACATATATGCAAGTAGTAAAAACCGCAAATTATTTTACTATGATACCTTAACTATACCTCTATCGTTCCAAAGAGTTCCTGACGATCCTCTTCTTGTAGGTAGTCTGCTGCCGTCTAAGTCTGTTATAGTTGGTGTTGTTCCATCTTTACCATTAGCGCCATCAGCCCCGTCAGCGCCATCAGCACCAGCAGGTCCTCTTGCTCCAGTCGCACCTGTTGCCCCTGTATTACCTGTGTCTCCTTTTGGTCCAGCAGGTCCTTGTGGTCCTTGAGCACCGTCTCCAACCTCTGCGGTTATATATCTTCTAAGCTCATCTATATCTTCACTTAATTTTTGAATAGCGTATAATGCGGGGGCTATATTATCAAACATACCATCATCATTTACATGATCTCCATTATCATATTTGGTTTTTATTTCAAGTTCTTTAGATGAATCGATACTCCTAGCATCTTTACTACCACCTGTTTTTTTATTAAATACTTCTGATATTTTTCTATCTGCTAATGCCATAATTATAATGTATATTCCCAATCTACAG